CTTTATTAAACTTACCTTTGGCTAAATCGCCCTTCCAATGACTTCTGCCTACACATTCGAGCTCGTCATTTTCATTAAACTTGTAGTGCTGGAACGGTGGAAAGTTAACTTTATCTCTGTGATCAGCTACAGTTTTTGGATTCTTTTTACGGACATTGTTTAATGGGATATGATCAAAGCCCATAACCCTAAAAATTAGTTCTTGTTTAGTAATTTTTTTATAATCAACTTCACAGTCAGCAATTTTAACTTTTTCGCCTGCCTTTTTGCGAGTTGAATATGCTAAATCGCCTATCCGTTTAGCTTTATTCCGCTTGGCCTCTGCAATAGTGCGTATGTTGATTTTGTCAACATTTGATAAAATTATGTCATATTGATGGTATTCTGGCTTAACAAAGCTACAATACGTGTTCTTTGACTTGTGTATTTCTGATAGTAAATCCTTGTTATTTAGGTAGTTCACTTTAGCGGTCATAATTCATTCCTGTTTTCATACTATTATAATATATGCAGTTAATAAAGTCAAATAAATACTTGCCAAAGGGGAAAGAAATATGGCCAATACACCATTAGGGCAAGGATTAGTTTCGGGTATTACTGCGACATCAAGTGCGATTGCTGGAGTACAAACAGCAGTTGGTACTGCCGGAAGATTGGCTGGTGCTATCAATAGTTTTGATCCAAACAATATAGTAAGTTCCATCCGTAGTATCAATTTACCATCCGCAGGCGAAGCCATCGGTGATATAGTTGGTGCAATAGGCAGTTTCAGTGGCGGTGGCGCAAATGAAAATGATTGGCGTGTTCGATTGAATATGGCCAGCTGGGTCGCCTTTGGCAACAGCCCAGTATTAAAGCCATTAGTCGATGCTGGCGGTTTAATATTTCCTTATACTCCAACGATTACTATTAATCAATCTGCAAAGTATGATAGCCTTCCTGTTACACAAACTAATTATACGTTTCCAGCGTTTAAGAACAGTGATCCTGGCACAATCCAAATACAAGCACCTATGAACGTTGAGGATAAAACTCAAGCATTATATTGGATTGCCGCACTACACTATTGCAGAAGTTTAACAAAAATGTTTTCCGGTAGCGACCCAAAAGCCGGAAATCCACCTCCGATTGTTTATCTAAACGGATATGGCAACTATGTCTTTAAAAATATTCCATGTGTTGTTACAAACTTCCAATCAACACTTGAAAATGGATGTGACTACATTGCAGTAGATGTTGTCGGTAGCGCCGCAGGAGCAGTAGAAGGAATTGTAGATAGTCTTGGCGGATTAGCAGACACTGTCGGAGCAACCATTCCTGGCTTAAGTGATGTTACAAGCTCGCTAAGTAGTGTGCTTGGTGTTGCTAGTGGACTAGCCGGCCTAGCTGGCACGTTCGGAATTGGTGGAACAACAAGTGGCGGCCAAACTCACGTTCCGACCAAGAGTACTTTTACAGTAACACTTCAACCGATATACAGTCGTGCAAGTGCTCGTAAATTTAGTCTTGACAGATTTGTCGGCGGCGGCTATCTTAACAACGGCTTTGGATATATTTAATCATGTCTGCTACTTACACTAATAATAGTCCGTACTTTACTACATCGACAAAACAAAACTATCTTGATTTTTTACAAATCAGACCAGTCCCAGCAGATGCAGATGATTTTCTTTATACTATTGAAGCACAGTATACGTATCGTCCAGACCTTTTAGCATTTGACCTTTATGAAACTCCTGCACTGTGGTGGGTGTTTATACAACGTAACCTCGATGTGTTACAAGATCCTATTTTTGATTTTGTTCCAGGTAAGCAAATTTACATTCCGAAGAAAAGCGGATTAACTTTATTGTTAGGATTATAATATGGCTGACATTGTCGGCGCAACAAGCGCAACAAGCCAACTAATTAGTACAGTATCAAATTCAGGGCCGGTCTCGGCACTTAGTGGAGCATTGGGTAGTGTATCTAGTTTATTTTCCGCAACTCCACCGGTACAAGTACCGTTACCCAATCCACTAGCATCATACGCTAGTTATGAATATCTTATAAGTCTTTCAGTCCTTACAAAGAGTCAACTAAATGATCCAACACTGTATACAAAAGGCCAAACATTACCGATTCTAGCTAAGACAGCAAACGTTGACCCAAATAATCGAATTCAAACAGCATATGGTAAGTTTGATTTTTTTATTGACAATCTTGTTATTGAAAATACTATAGGACAAAAAGATGGACTACCTATGATGATAGGTAATATTACATTTGATGTTCTAGAACCATATAGCATGGGATTGTTTTTACAAAGTGTTCAGGCAATTGCATATAGACTCGGTGAGCAAGCATACACTGAATCACCATTCCTTCTTAAAATAGAATTTGTAGGTGCAAAAGAAAATGGGGTAATGTCTTCAGTTCCTAAGTCAACACGGTATATTTGTTTTAGATTTTCAGATATCGAATTTAAAGTAACTGCTGCCGGTACAACATACCATTGTACAGGCTATGATTGGGCACACGATGCTAAGACAAGCAAATATAATCAATTAAAAAATGAAGTATCTGCCCAAGGAAAAACAATACAGGAAGTATTACAATCTGGACCAACTAGTGTACAAAATATTACAAATGCTAAACTACAAGATCTAGTTAAAAAGGGGTTGTTAAAAGATGCCGACGAAGTAGCAATATTATTTCCCACACAAGATAAAATACCAACAACAGGCCAGGCAGCAACGTCCTCTGCAAATGTTACTGCTACACAAAGTACTACACAAACAGCAGACTCTAAAATTTATCAATCACTGGGATTAAAAAGAAATGATCAAAAACAATTAATCCAAGATAAGGCCGATGTTAATGAAATCGGTGCCTGCTCTATGGATTTTAGTTTTGAAAAAAAACCTAATGCTGCTCCTGCATCTGAAGATAAAGTATGGGATCCGAACAAACAAACATGGGTACGTTCAAACATCAAAATTGACCCGACAACTGGTGCATTAACATTCCCACAGGATAGTTCAATAACTAATGCAATAGTACAAACGATTATTGGTAGCGGATACCCAAATAAAGCGTTTGGTGACGGCGCGATTGATGATAAAGGGCAACGTAAGTGGTTTAATATAGATACTCAAGTGTATCTAATCAGCGATGCTAATTTAAAAATTACAGGATCATATACTAAGTTAATTGTATATCGAGTAATACCATACACAGTACACGTTAGTACATTACCGATGGCATCAGGAACTAAACCTCCCTATGCACAATTATTAAAACAAGCAATTAAATGGTACAACTATATCTACACTGGTAAGAATACTGAAGTATTAGATTTTAATATACAGTTTAGTACAGGATTTGCTCATAAGATGTCTGCAGACGGATTTGGCAGGAGTCCGGCTACTGTTGCCGGAGCAAGTGATGGTAGTGGTGTAGATAAAAATGCAGCAGGAAATACACTTAAACCTCTTGTTGAAGGAAATCTAAATGCTAAACCAGATTCTGCAACTCCAGCAAGCAAGATAAATCCTTCCGGAACATATTTTAGTACAGACCGCCAAGGCGGGTCTGGCAATGAAAGTGCCAGTACACGTGCTGCACGTCTATTCCATGAAGCAGCTACCAAGGGCATGGAGATGATGGAATTAGATATGAGAATTATTGGAGATCCATATTTCTTACCAGATAGCGGATCCGGAAATAGTACTCACCCAGTGCATCCAACACAACAGAATATACACACCAACGGATCAGTTGCGTATCAGAATGGCCAGGTTGACATCGTAGTAAACTTTAGAACCCCAATTGATATTAATCAAGCTACCGGTATGTATAATTTTGGTGCAGGAACAAAAACAGTACCAGTGACAACCTGGAGCGGATTATATTACGTTACACAAGTTAAGAATAATTTCAACGGCGGGAAATTTACACAACAACTTATTGGTAATAGACGACCAAATCAAGATCTACCAGAAAGTTCAGCAGCGACAGCAGACCAGTTAGGCAATGTGTCTAACTTAATGAAAACAGTATCAGATTATGCTACTCAAATTTCTACATCAATTACAAAGTTATTTTAAATTATGAGTGGAACCTTTAACAGTCAAGATTACGTACCAAATTTACCTAGCAATGATGCTAAGATAGATGCAGGTCCTTACCTAGGTAGAGTAGTGGGACACTTCGAACCTAACTATATGGGCGTGCTCGAAGTGCAATTGATTAAGCCAACAGGTAATGATAGTTCAACCGGGCAAACAGTTAAAGCTCGTATGCTAACTCCGTTCTTTGGAGCAACTGGCGACCAATTTATTAGAGACACTGCTAACGACTATAACAACACACAAAAAAGTTACGGCATGTGGATGATACCGCCGGATGTTGGTGCAATCGTAATGGTTATATATGTTAACGGCGACTCATCACAACCGTTCTGGATCGGGTGTGTACCACCGACAGATGCTAACTTTATGGTACCAGGAATTGCTGCCACTGAATATGCTGTCGACGGAGCCGACTTTCAAGATGCCAGTGGCCGCGCTGGCCGTGTTCCTGTAGCAGAATATAACAAAGTAGTTAATGGGAAAGAAATTCCCGATGCAACTAAAGTTACTAAACCTAAACATCCATTTGCTACTGTCTTAACAAATCAAGGTCTATTATTAGATGATATACGAGGAATTACTACAAGTAGCGGCCGGCGTGAAATACCAAGTATGGTGTTTGGTATATCAACTCCAGGGCCTATAGATAAACAACCTAATGCCCAACGAGGCGAGATTGGCAAGGCAGATAGTCCCGCACAGAATGTGCCAGTTAGCCGTCTTGGCGGTACTACATTTGTAATGGATGACGGCGATGATAAGTTTATAAGAAAAACTGCGGCAAATGCCGGCCCTCCTATTTACGAATCAATAGAAGGACTAGCTGATAATGCAACACCGTCCGGAAATGTTACTATTCCACATAACGAATTGGTACGTATTCGTACACGCACCGGTCATCAGATACTGATGCACAACTCGGAAGATTTAATTTATATCGGCAATGCTTCAGGAACTACTTGGATTGAATTAACTAGCAATGGTAAAATAGACATCTATGCTAAAGATAGTATTAGTGTACACACAGAAGCTGATATGAATTTTTATGCTGATA